AGAATACTTGAAGATATCTTCTAATGCATACTCTTGATTCATTGCTGCTTCTGACAATATCCACTTGTCCTCTTTTTCTTCTTTCTCTAGAACATCAAAGGCAAATGGCACATTTTCGATATAATACATCAGGACTGGTTCATTGTCAACAAAGACATGTTTCTTGCTGATGGTGTACTTGTGATTTCTAGTCATATGCTCTATTGTCAGGAATTCCTGGTAATAGTATTTAACATGTTATGCAAGTGGCGAGACTTGAACTCGCACGATCTTTACAATCAGCGGATTTTAAGTCCGATGCGTCTACCTATTCCGCCACACTTGCATAAGAAAGAGTCCCTAAGGACTCTATAATCATTACGTAGGACGAACTGGAGGAACGTGCAATTTAGTAATTGACTGTTTCTTGATCCATGCTTTGAGTTCTGGAGTTTCCTCCCATTCCCAAATTTCTTCCCTTCCTTTGCTATCTACACGTTTAAGCGTCTTCTTCATTGGAATACTCCTCTAACTTGTCAATAATACTATCAAAAGAACCGATATGTTCGATATCGCTAATTAGTTTAGCAATTTGTGTACATGTAACTGGACGTTCACCCCTGGCAGCGAATGCCAGAGCGTTGCGAAGGTGACTTACTGCCTCATTGAGACTCTCGTTCACTTGATTACCTAAAGCCATTACCCATCTGAAACTCTGACATAGTTATTATACTGAGTTTCTGGAATCCTGTCAATCCCCTGTCACAACAGCATTCCGTGCTTTGACAGGTAATTTAATGTTTCTTTCATGCTGCCTAGGTGTCTGTTGCCTAAAGAAACCTGGGGGTATGTAGCATCTCCCCCAAATTCCATCTCAAACTGATGCTGTTCAAAGTGTTTTCCAACTTCATACTTGTGAAATTCAGACACTTCTGGTAGTGCTCTCAAGAGTTGTGCAATGCGTTCGCATTCTTGACTACCATTACTGTAAATTACTGCTGTCTTTGTCATTTTTCGATGTGTGGTCGTATTCAATCACAATCTTTTTGTGATGTGTAGTGCGGTCAGAGCACTCAAAGTAATGTGCTTTGCCACCATCCAAGAGTTCTTCGATTTTCTCAACCAAATTCTTGGCAATGTTCAGATTAGTAGTATCAGTCACGCTGCCTCCAGTCATCAATTTGTTGTTGAGTAGGAACATTGATTCGGAAAGCAAGTCCTTCCTCCTCAAACTCCTCGTTCATCTTTTCATATGTCTCAGGAGTAATCTTTTCAAACTCACTTTTATGCATCTTCTGATACTGGTGGTTTGCCAGATTATCTAAAAAGTCATTAGTCACGCTGCCTCCAATCGTCAGGTTTATCTCTTTGGAACCAATCATTGATGTCATCTGCGCCATCAAACCCCGTTTTATGATTGGATGGGTCGGGGTCACCTAATCCCATCCTATTCATAAAATCATCCATGCTGCCCTCCTCAATGTCTTGGGCAGCTTGTCTCCTTGCTTGCTTCAACCAGTCCCTAGCAGTTGTATGTGCCTTGGCAAGTTTTTCTGCCCAGATCATATCATCTAGTTTGACTTCCTCCTTGTTTGCAATCTTTTTGCAGATGAACTCCAGGCGGAGTCTGTACTGTGTAGAAAGCATGTTAGTCCCTCAAACGTTCTTCTAGATCATTTAGGCGGGTAAATTCCTCGTATGCCCGCTCAGAGCGAGCAGAGAGGATGTCTGTAATATCCCTGATAATTACATCATTGTCAATATAATCATCAAGATACTTATCGATTGCTTCTTTTAGATACCTACATCGATGCCATTCTGGCGAATATGGTTTGTAGTTCATAATAAAAAATCAGATGTAATTATTTAGAGACATAAAAAAAGGCACCCGAAGGTGCCTTGATCATGTATCTAAAATCAGAAGTTATACTTCAAACCGACTTTAGCACCGTATCCACGGTCGATATCTTCATCACCTGAACCGACGAATGAGACCTCACCATATGCACCAAGTGCATCGGTTACAGCAACACCAAGACCTGCCTTACCAGAAGGAACGGTGTCAGAATCGCCACCATCTGGAGAGACGAGGGTAGCGCCACCCTGAACGTAGTAAGAAGCAGATTCGCCCAGAGCGCCCTCGTAGCCTACGTGGAAATCTGTAGCGGCACCAGTGTAGTCAGCGCCCGTCCAACCTGCATTGGTTTCTACGTTAACGTAGGGACCAGCAAATGCAGCGGGAGCAGCAAAAGCAGTAGCAGCTGCGGCAGCAGCAAAAGCAGTTTTGATCATTTTTGTTTTCCTTTTGTGTGTTTACTTGCGGAGTGGTTACCCGCAGATGTTGGATGAGGTTAGACCCCCATCGCATGAATACAATTTATCAGGGTTTGATCCAGAAATCAACCCCCATTGTGCCAGTTTTGGGTTCGGATATCTAATGAGTAACATTAGTTACTTTTATCAATTCAGGTATACCAGGAGTCCTCGGATACTTGTATTGCCTGCTACAGATTTGATAGAAGTATTTCCCAACAGAGTTTCTACCCTGTAACTATCAGTTCTGTCTTTGATAAGAGGTGGAACACTTGGTTTACCAGCAATATAATGTTGCTCGACTCCACCAACCCATTGTTTTAGGTCTCCTAGAATCTTATGATTGATATGACCAGGAGAAACAACGTTTACTGATGCTCTAGGATCAAATTGGACAGAAGTTTCTTCTCCTGCACCAACTGTCATCTTTTGACCAATAATAACCTCTTTGCTATTGTTAGAAACTTGTTCTACAGAACTAGCATTCATTGAGATTGTTCCACCACCGTTAGCACCTGCTTGTATGAAGACTTGAGACTTTCCAATTAGGAACAACTCTTCTGCAGCAGTAATGACAATCTTTTGTGCTTTGATATGTCTTTCCGATCCAACGGCGTCCTCAACGACATCGCCGTATGCAATAATATTACATGCTTCTTCACCAGTGTCTCCAGCATTATACTCGATTCTGGTTAGATGATCATGTTTTTGCAAACCACCGTCGCTGTGGATGTTTAGTCTACCACTACCAGGACCTTTCTCAACATTCCTTGTGCCAGTTCTTATAATGATCGAACCGTTTGATTGCATTGATATAAATCCTGCATCTGAACCAGGACCATCAATTCTAAGAGTTCCTGTGATACCATCAGGCATCATTCTCTCATAAATTTCAGAACGTGCTAATGCTCCCTTCCAACATGTATTGAATCTGGGAGTAGTTCTCAACTCCTGTGATTCGTCAGGAGTTGTTTGCTTGAATATACCTGTTGGGTACTGTTTAGGTGCAAATGTCATTATGGGCAATCAATATACTGACCAGTTCCAATCTTAGTAGAACCAAGAGTTGTGAGTTGTTTTGTATCTAGGCAAACAAGTGATGGCAATACTCTAGCACCATATCCACCTCCACCAATAACCTTGATTTCAGGGAATTCACTGAATGTACGTGCTCTGTCTTTGATTCTAACACCAACAACAAATCCATCTTCATTGATGACTGCCTCAGCGACACCAAGTTCACCATCGACATAAACATCTGGACTATAAGTATATCCAAATCCAGGTCTAATCAAAGTAAAGTCATCAATAATGCAACGGAGACCATTGGTATCTGTTGTATTGAGTTTATATCCATATCCAGGTGCCTTGATACGAATCTCCGTAAGATATCCATCACCGTCAAGCAATCCTGTTGCAACAGCACCAATACCTTCGCCACCAACGAAAACGTATGGTGGTTCTGCCCAAGGGTCTCCAGGGTCATCTACAGGGATCTCGATGATTCCACCGTCTGGGTCCGTAACGATCTTGTCAGGGTCCACAGTAGGCGGTACAAACGGTGCTGGGTCAGTCTCATCCTGATCTCCCTCACCCTCATCAAATTCTCCTGGGTCTTCTGGATCGGAATCAGCAGCATCGCTAAGAATCAGAACATCTGCAAATGCTCCTGTTCCGTTTAGAGTAAATCTAAGAACCTCTTCCTCTTCTACAACGCCATCCTCTTCAATACCAACAGTTACTGATGCACTATTTTCATTGATGAAAATCTCTCCAGTCATCTGACTACCAATAATATCGTCAGAAGTGATTCCATTACCTGATAAGGTGTAATAGAGAATAGTGCCACTCTCTACATTAGTTGTAGTAATAGTGTATACGATAAAGTCACCCTCTGGACATGTACTCCTGTTTGCGATTACAGTGTATGTTGGAATAGTAGTTTCTGTTCCACTATCTCCTTCACCACTATCATCAGGTGGAGTATCAATTACATCTGGTGGGAATACTTCATCAATATCATCAAATGGATTTTCAGGAATAGGATTATATGGTGATCCTGGTTTTTTCACATCCTTTTCTGTAATAGTACACTTAGCAACATTAGTAACGAAGTTTGTTGCAATGCCACTACCCATTGAAGGAGAGTTTTTAGTTAGTCTGATATAAAAATCTTCATCTACTTCTTTTTGCTGAGAGTAGATTGTTTTGATACTAATGGTTTTCTCTGTTTCATTAGGAGCAAATCCCAGAATACCTTCGTCTGGTATAAAATCCTCATCTGGAGTTGCTGTTCCTTTCTTCAGAGTCTTGTAATTAACAGATGAAGCGAGATCTGTTCTACCTTCTCTAGTAACAATAAACTCTGCGTCAAAACCTTCTTCTACAATAATATCTGATACATTGTATCTGATTCTGTTCTTCTTAGTTGATTGACCACCGCCACCAGGCTTTATAACACCACCAGTAAATCCAACTGTGGTTGCTGATAGTTTATTACCAGTATATGCCTCATCACAAACATACTGAGTGTAATCAGCACCAGTTGCTGGGAATAGATTATCAATGCTTGATAGCAAATTATCTAGGAAGTCGTCTTTCTTCTCATTCTTCTCATCTTCTTCACCATCTGTGCAAACCTTTCTATACTTTGCACACTCGTTATTAGGACCAGAACAAGAGATACCTAGAAGTTTTAGTACAAAGTTAATTGCTTGTCCAAGAATATTCAAAGGAGCAGCGATTGCACCAAGAATGTCTTGTAGTGGTCCAAGAACCTTGCCTAAGATCTCTTCCATCAAAGAATTGATCTTTGATAGAATACCATTTACTAGAGCGTCTACCTGACATGCTGCTGCTCTGTAAATTGTATTGACATATCCCATCAATACATTTGTCAACCAATCTGCCAGACGATCTCCAAGATCTGCCATCTGACATCCAAGGTCTTTCAGTAAGTTATTGAACCATTCAGTAACAGGTGTTAGAGCATTTCCCTTTTCGTCAGGGTACAGCAATGCTTGAATTAGATCTTTTACACCCGCAGTGAGTTTTTCAATAACAAATCCTTTCACCTTCGCCACAAAATGACGAATCACTTTCATGAATTTGTTGGTATACTTTCTAGCGATACCAACACCATCAGCAATAGTGCCACTTACAGGAGATACCAGATACGTTCCAATATTTCCATTGTTTCTTTGAATCTCTGCAAGAAATTCACCAAGGAGCATTTTAGTCCTTGATGATAGATCCTCGTTATCACACTTATCTGCTACAGATTGACACCACTTCTCATCTGATATTCCTTGTACTTTCTTTAGTGGTGGTGGAACTCTCTGTTTACCTTCACTGTTTGTTGTTCCGTCAGAAAGTCCACCTGTGCTGGTATTTGCGTTTTCAGACTCTCCACCCTCTGTATTTTCTCCTGCTGGTTGTCCATCAGTAGCAGGATCTACATTATCAGGAATAGCAGTAGTAAATGGTAGTGTATCTGGTGTTCTAACATTTACTACTGTAGTTGCTCCAGGAGTTTGACCAATAGAACCCATGATAATGGGTTTTTGTTTTTCATTATCAAGATAAAACCCAAGTACCCAGCATCCCACAACCAATTGTGGATGTCCCCCACCTGTATTACCAGGCATAAAGGGCACATTTACTGGCATCATCACAGTTGCCCATGGCAAGTCTGGGGTATCAAGGATCTCCTTACTTTGAGGATGATCACCTACGATACGCACCTTGAAACGGTATCCGCCTTTATTATTCTTCTCGTCTGCGGCAGTTCCCTCTACTTGCCCTACCCACCAATTGAAACCATCATTACCAATTTTGTGGGTTGGGATCAACTGGGATAATATTTGATCCATGTCAATCAGTCCTCATAAACTAGGCACTCAGGTTCTGATGGATTTTGATCACAGTAGAGTTCTAGCGCAGTTGGGTCATGATGATCTCCTTCTTCGATCTCTTTCTTATGATGCTCAACATATTCTTCTAGGTCATGCAATTCTTCTTCCACATGACGACGCATTTGTGGAGATACGGTTGGATCATGCAGAATCTCTTTGTCTTTTTCAATGTGCTGTTCGATGCTTTCCATGGGTAGATTATTCTCCAGTAATTATTTAGTACCATGATTAGACGGTCTGTCTTTCATACCATAAGAGTCTCGCATCAATCTAAGCGTAGTTAGGAACTTACCTCCAGGACCACCTACGGTGTCATAGACGTGAGATACCTCATTGATTAGATAAATGCCACTGCTTTCAGTATCAAATGGTTCCTTCCGTCCTAGGACTGTGGGAACTTTATTGACTAGTCTAATATCAATTCTGTCTCCTGCACATATATTACCATTGCCAGGAATCACTATAGTACATAATTGATTCTGTAGCAACTGATATCGTGCAAGTGATTGTGCTGCGTAAAACTTTTGCCAATCAGCGAACTTAGTAGGTGACGTTCCACCATCTTTTGGTTCTGGTGATGCAGGTGTAGACTCATTATACCATGATTCGTGATCTAAGAATATAGACATGATTCTACTAGGATAATCAGATAATTCAATCTGATTTGAGGGAATCAACGTAATTCCTTCTTGACCACCAAGATGCGCCATGTTGTCATAACTATCTTTGATCCTATAGACATATTCTTCATATTGTCCCGTAGAATGGTTGAAGAATACCATCATCGATGAATATTTTCCCTTTCTCAGAGAAGAAAGTAGATTGATCTCAGACTCAAAATTAGATTCCAAGATTTGAAATCTATTATCTCCTTCTTCTTGATTTCCAAGTCTCTCGACATATTCACCCCAAATAATGGGGTCTAACTTATCCGACTTCAGATTACTCTTTTCATCTGCACATAGAGAATCAACAGAATAGAAATTATATCCTCTCTTACTCTCCCAGAAGAAAAATCCAGCAGTTCCTTTTACTTGCTGTGCTGTTTGATTAGTATTTGAACTATTATTTGACTTATAATCTGATTGTGGAGATACACTTTTTAGAGAAACATCAGAGATAAGATCAAATGGTCTTTTTCTATTTGGAAGTACCTTAGTTTCAAATTTAGATGCCTCTGAAAAAACATCCTTATCAGACTTCAAAATATTTCTCAGTAAATCAATAACAATACTCTCAGGATTGCCACTCAATGGTTTAGTCACCCTAGTTACTTCATTGATCAATGCCTCACTAGAAACCAAACCAATATTATAGGATTGTTTCTGTTGACGCGCAAATCTATTTTGTACTGTCCAAACAGTAAATACGTATCTAAATTTTTCCTCAAATGCTGTTGACTCACATTCAATCTCCACCTTTTCTCCACCTTGGATTGGAAGACTGTTGAGAACGCCAGCACTATCAACAACTTCTAATTTTGCTGATACAAACGGATGAGTGATATTTTCTACGTATTCAAAAGAATTCACCAATCCCGTAATAGGTTTTGGTTTTGCCCCGCCATTAGGATAGATGAGGACCTTTGTAAGTACAAAGTCTGTTGGATTCGATGCTTTCATAATTATCTAAGAGCTTGAATACCAAGTGTTGTAAACATATCGGTTCCCATACTCGAAGAACCACCTGATGCCAGACCCAAAGCGAATGAATTTTGTGATGATGTTGTACTATCCTGAGCATTATTGAACCCTCCACCAAGATTGAATGTTATTGGTTGTAGTTGTGTCTCTCTAGTCATCGCATCGAACTGTGCTGATCTCTGTAGTATTTGAGCATATGCACTATTAGGATCTAATCCACCAGTGGTAAAACTTAGAGGAGTAACATCAGGATTATTATTAGATGATTGATCTCCGCTAGGGGTTAGATTTTTAGGAACACCATTCTTATGTTTAGTATGCTCTTTCAAGAATTTCATAGGATCTTTAGTTCCTTCAATACTTCCACTTCTCCCTGCTCTTCCTTCGCGAATTTCATAGTGAATAACACCACCAAGTCCCACATTTTCACCTCTAACAACTGGAGTTCCAGGTTCAATCTTGTCACCGACTTTGATTCCAGGGAGAATTTCAGAAGCTTCTGCAATTCTTTCAGTAACACCTAGGTCTTTATTGTAGATATCAACTACATTTCCATATCCACCACCAGCATCGGCAGCATAAATTACCTCACCACCAATTTGTGATGAGAATGTCTCATCAGGTCCACTGATGTCAAAGTCTGTTCCAGCATGTTGTCTGGTGCCATTATCTCTAGAAGCACCATAATTTTGTCCTCTGACTGTATTTGTTGCTGGTAAATCATGTCCAAAAGTGTAGTTACCTGGCAACATTCTTCGTGTGTGTCCAGCGGGATCTCTTCCACCGCGTGGGTCATCATCATCGCCACCACCACCACCTTTTCTATCCCATGGCCATTTGAATTCAAATTTAGGGAAGAATTGACCTAGCATTTCTAGGAACTTTTGCCATCCATTCTGTTTATCATAATATTCAGCAAGTCCTGCTGCTTGAATCTGACCATATAGTCTCTTATTTTTCTTTTGTGCTCCAAGAATTCCTTCACCAATATTTTCTGAGATTGCTTTCATTTCCTTGGACTTGTTACCACTAAGAGTAACTTCAGTACCATGAAGCATTGATAGATATCCAGATTTTGGACCAGTGGAGACCATACCATCAGCACCAGATGGCATACTACTATCACTACCACCTGCTAATGCATCATATACAGCACCACCAAGGAAGTCGCCACCAATACCACCAAGGATAGTTCCAACTCCAGGAATAGGAACAAGAGATCCTAATGCAGCACCTAGTGTAGCACCAACTGCTTTCGCTGCTGCTCTACCAACTGGTTCACCTAGAGCAAGACTTACAGCAAAGTCAAGAAGTCCACCAACTAAAGGAACTCTTTTTAGAACTGGTCGTAGGAATCTAGACAGCATCCTGCCTTTGCCCATTCCCATCCCAACTTGTTGCAATGCTTCTGCACCAAATCTCTTCGTGGCAGCTCTTTCACCATATCGTTGAGCGTATCTCTTGGTAATATCATCTTGTGCTGTACTAAACACGTTTGGACCAGCAGTACCAGCACGAATTCTCGCTCTGGATAAAGAATTGCCAGTCATGGTAGTGTTGCGGAAATTCATTCCACGAACACCAATATCTCCACTATTAGCAGTAGAGAATCCTTGTCTTCCTCTAATTCCACGACGACGGCGACCACCACCAAGAATATTCATTCCAGTGTCTAGGAGGTTGCCCATGCCACCAAGCATTTTACCTAAGACTCCACCTCCACCCATACTAGGGTCTTTTAGACCCTCTGGATCCATATTGCCACTAAAATCATCAGTTGTAAAATTACGCTTTTCTGCTGCTGCCAACTGTCTAGCAGCAATCTTCTCTTGAGTATTATTTGTCTCAGAAGCAAGTAATCTTTGTTGCTGTAATTGACGTTCTGCAATACCAACCTGTAGTTGTCCTAAACTTTGGACACTTTCAACTACCTTTATATTTACTTTCTGTACACTATCAATTGCCTGAATGGTAGAATTGTTAGTTCTTACCATCATCTGACCAATTTGGTTCAGAATGCCAGCAATATCTTTGATTTCTGTTGCTGTAGTATCAACAGTAAATCCAGCAGCATTTGTTTTAGTTCCTTGGTATTTTGCAATCTCTCCACCAAGAACTTCAGGATTTATAGCTGATGGACCAGATTCAAGCATTTTAGAAGCAACACTTGCTCCTGCCCCACCAGCATTACTAAAAAGTGTTGCTAATGCTCCACCAGGACTAGCGGGAGCACCAAAAATTTCTTCAGAGTAATCGTAACGACCTCTATCTACAAAACCACCCCTAAATCTAGATGCTTGTGATCCTGTAGGGTCCAATCCCATTCCAGGACTTTTAGCAAATCTACCCCTAGTTCTAGCAAGAGCATCTCCACCAAAAGTAGATCCTAGTGCTCTTTGAAAGAAATGTCCTCTTCCAATACCAGCTTCATCTAGAGATGTGTTGTTCCTTTCAGCGATACTTTCAGCATATGCACGCTCTCTGCGTGCCATATTCGATGCTTGCCCTATTCTATTACCGATAGCACCAGCAATATCACCAAGAATATTTCTCTCGGTTCTCAAGTCTGTTGGGTTTAGATATCCGTGTGCCATTATCGTTGTTTAGCTGCCGCTTCGTGTTGTTGTTTGACTTGTTCCAAATGTTGCATCAATAGAGAAACATATACCTGTCTCTCAAACGGCATCATATTTTCAACATCACTCAAGCTATATTTATGATGCTGCATCAAAGCAAAGTTAGTTTTGTAGTACCCTTCCAAACTATTATGGAAGAGTGCTACCCGAAAAAAGACGCTAACCCCGTAAGTGTTAGTTCAGTATCTACACCAGTATTTGGATTTGTCACTTTGATGTGATGTTCCAGTCTAGGAGCTGATTCAAAGAATTTCTGAATTTTCTCAAACTGACTATTTGTGAGACTTTCTAAAAACTCCACAAACTCCTTTTTACTGGTAGTTGAACTATCATACACGTCTTCACCCGAAAATAGTTGATCAATACAACCAGCAATAATCTCAACTACGTTATTTGCAGTTGGAGTATCACCAATAATCGATCCAGTGACAAAAGTGTCAAATTGAGGATACCTCATAATCAGTCCCATTTCATCAGATAGCATAATCTTGTTAGAATGCCCTTCTGGTTTGGTTACCTCTACTGTCGTCAGATTCAACTGATATGGAACTTTTGTTTTATTGTCATCTTCGCATGTAATCTGTAATTCGATAATTTCACCTACAGACACTGCACGAACTTGAAGGAAAATATACTCCAAATCGAAAATTGCCAAATCATCGATTTTTACCCTAGATTGAATACAACCCTTCAATAGTTGCTTTACTGCAGATTCAATCTGTTTTACATCTTCTGTCTCCATCGCCAGGAGAAGTAGTTTTTCTTCTTTTACTACAAAAGGGCGATATTTGATTTTTTTGCCGTTAGACGGGATTTCCAACTCATACGTTGGAAGCACAACTTGTGGTAATGCCATAATGTTTAGACCATATCATATGTATATTTAGCGCGACTTTTTTGACCAAAAATCAGCGGGAAAAATTTTCCCCCTTTCATGGAATCGAAAAGTCGATTTTACCTGACAGTTGGTTGAGTGCCTGTTCCAACTTTATTACCTTGCTTCTCAATAATCTTACCACTAGGAAGCAACCACTGCTGTGTGTACATTCCTGGTCCCGTATTGACTTCACCAACTAGAACACCACTTGCAGGGATCTCAGCGTCTTTGATACCTTTTATATCTCTATTAATAGTGTAATGTCTCTGATATTTGAACTGTGCCGTTACTTTTGTAACTTGTGTAGAACCAAACTGCAAAGGAACAGCATCAATAGCATATGGATATGCTTTCTCTAATACGTAAGTAATAGGTTTTCTTTGTGTTGGAGATTCTGGACCTTGTTCCGCCTTAGTAATTTTTATGCGACCAGCATACTCATTTCTAAATTTTACTCTAACAGTTCTATTATCATCTGTTCCTGTTTCTTCAAAGATGGATCCATGCCACGCATTCAAGAATTTTAGCATTGACAAGTCTGCATCTAGCATAAACCCTAGTTGCAATTCTGTAAAGACTTTAGTATGTGGATAGTCTGTACCACCTAAACCAGTGTACAGACCATTGATTGTTCCCGTGGCAGTATTGATGTTGGGAAGTTGTGCTTCGTCACAGAAAAATTCAATTTCTTCCGCTAATCCAGGATAACTAATTGGCACCTCTTCAAAAGCAACAATGTAGTTATTGGAGTATGACATTCCGCCTCTAGCGGAGATGGCAGACAAGAAGCTGTTGATTGACACGCTAAATACCTATGTTGGTCCTTCTATATTTATGGCATACTCTGGATTTTACAAACCTGTAAATCCTGGTAAGTATCGTGGCAATCCAACTCGTGTTATCTATAGATCATTATGGGAACGCAAGTTCATGGTGTTCTGTGATAATAATCCTTCGATAATGGAGTGGGGGAGTGAAGAGGTAATTATACCTTACCGTGCTCCCGATGGTAAAGTGAGACGATACTTCCCAGATTTCTATATTAAAGTTCGTGAAAAAACTGGCAAAGTCGCCAAATACATTATCGAAATCAAACCCAAGAAACAGACTAAACCCCCGAATGATAAAAACAAAAAGACTGCTGCCTACCGTAATGCTGCTCTAACATACGCTAAAAACCAAACTAAATGGTCAGCGGCTCGTGAGTATTGTGAAGACAGGCAGATGAACTTCTTGATACTAACCGAAGACCACTTAGGAGTATAGAACAATGGCAACTGGATTTGCGTCGGTCCAACGCAATGTACAAAACAAGGACCCAGGATACAAAACATTATTTGAACGTGTTTCTGCAAAAACAGGAGGAGAAAAGAAATCTCTCGCTTGGTATCGTAATGCAGTCAAGTCAGAAGCAAGTTCATACAAAAAGAATTTCAGTAAGTATATCCTAGACGAACGTAGAGACAGAGTAGGTGCTGCTAAAGAACAAGATTCTAATGAGTTGCGTAGATATACAGTAGCAGGTCATATGTATATGTTTGAGTACAAGGCAAAAATGAAGTGGTTGCCTTACTATGACAGATTTCCACTAGTATATGTCATCAAATCAGCAGGAAAGGATGAATTCTGGGGTGCTAACCTACATTATTTGTCACCAAAGAAGAGAATTATCGCGACAAAGAAATTGATGCAGGGTAGAATTGACATTCCGAAGAAATGCTTCCATAAATATCTAAGCGCACACGTAGATGGTTTATTTTTGGATCTTGCTGCAACTGAATGGGATACCGCTATTCTATTGCCAACTGAAGATTATGTAAAAGATCTAAACGGTATGGTGTTTCCGATAGATAAAAAAATGGTATGGGAAGAGACTGACGAATCATTCTACGATAAAATCAGAGGCCAAAGAGTCGTGAAAGGATACGGCACCAAACAATCCAGAGAGATGTCAAAATAATGGCAGAAGAGCAATCACCACAGGCACAACCATCAACTAATGCACAAGCATGGAAAGTTGGTGACTACTTCATGAGGGCAGGTAAAATATATGTCTATGAAATAACTGGGTATAAAACAATTGAAGGCAAACCACAACTAACGTTTGAGTGGGTTGATAAAGGACTCGGACTTGATCCGAGTAAATTTGGTGGTAAGAAACTAGTCACACCACCAACTGGTCTCATTGCTGACGCGACTGGTTATACTCTTGAACAACAGCAGGCAGATCAAGATATTATTGATGCATCCAATGCAAAAACATCGAAGTATAAAATTAGTCTTGGATCAATGAAACCTGTTGGTAGACCAACAGAAGGGTCTGCTTATCGTTATCCAATGCCTGGTGCTGGTGAAGGTGGTATTGCTGTTGATGGTGACTATGTTCTATTCAACTTCAAAGATTATGAACCACCATATGGTAATCAAAGAACAGCAACAGATGGAGCGTTTGATTACAACCAAGCAGGTGAATACACAAATTCTACTGGTTTCAAACCAGTTATGTTATACATGCCAGAAGATATCTCTACTGGTTTCAAGACTAACTGGGATGGAAAAGCAGTCAGCAATCTTGGCACTGATGCTCTCCGTGCATTAGGTCAGGAAGGTATGGGTGCAAAGACTGCTGGTGCTATCACAACACTCAAGAATTTTACAGATAAAATGAAACCATTGGCAGGCGCTGCCATTGTGAAATCTGCTACTAGCAAATTGTCAGGAGACACATTGAGTTATGATGATATCTTTGGTGGTATCTCTGGTGCAATCTTGAATCCAAATACAGAACTCTTATTTGGTGGAGTTCAATTGAGAAACTTCTCACTGAATTTCAAACTAGTTCCAAGACATGAAAAGGAATCAAAAGAAGTTGCTATGTTGATCAAACAATTCAAAAAAGCAATGCTTCCTACTAAAGCACCAGGACAAGTGTTTGGAACAGATAACAAAGGAGTAACTCTTGGATTCATTGGTGTACCAAAACTAATACAAGTTTCATTCATGAAAGGAGCAGCAGAAAACTCAAGACTACCAAAATTTAAGATGTGTGCATTGACTAGTGTCGATGTAAACTACACTCCTGATGGAGCATATGCTACATACAAAGACGGTCAACCAGTAGCAGTTGGACTGTCACTTTCCTTCCAAGAAACAAAGATCTGTTTCTCAGAAGAAGTCGGAACTAACGTAAACTAATATGTATTTTTCACTCGTACCTAACATTTCTTATGATGAGAAACCGATTACATATCCTTTCTCAGAATCAGACTTTGTAACTGCAAAGAATTTCTTTCGCAGATACAAGGTAAATGATGATGTGTTTTCTAACGTAGTGCTCTTTGAGAAGTATGCTATTGTTGATGGAGAACGTCCCGATCAAGTAGCGAAGAAAGCATATGGTGACCAGTTTTATGACTGGGTGATCCTTCTTGTCAATAACATGGTCAACTCACAGTATGATTGGCCAATGACAAATGGACAGATCTATAAAGTATTAGAAAAAGAATATGATAATCCTTATGGTACTATCCATCACTACGAAACGTATGAGATTGGACCATACAAAGAAGGACTAACCGTAGATGAAACTTTTTATAATGGCACACACAAAATGAATATTGATGGTGCCGTACAAACAAAAAATGGTAACGAGGTTTGTCGCCCCGTTACCATTGCTGAATGGTTTAGTAAAGAGAATGAGAAGAAGAGAGAAATTTATCTCCTCAAACCTGAATACCTTCAGTCTTTTGTAAATGATTTTAGAAGACAGAATCTATACAAGAAATCTGATAGTTATGTCAATCAACAATTGAAAAAATCTGGATGACTTTTTCGGGCAAAAATTTGCCCGAAATTTTTTTCCAGTTTTATGGAATTCACTTCAGCGTTTCCACTGCAGCAAGTGCTTTCTGACG